TTATGATTTTTACGAATAAAAAATAAGCAATGGCACAAGAAATTTTAATAATCGGTGAGAGTGGTTCGGGGAAATCCACTAGTTTAGAAAACTTAGACCCTACTAAAACATTTATAATTAATGTTGCAAAAAAACCAATGCCTTTTAGAGGTTGGAGAACTAACTATACTAAATTATCTAAAGAGAATCCTAAAGGTAATTATATAGAAAGTGACAATCATTCTACTATAGTTGCTACACTAAAGCATATAAATGATAATATGCCTGATGTAACTACTGTAGTTATAGATGACTTTCAATATCTAATGGCAAATGAATACATGCGTAGAGCAAATGAACGTGGCTTTGATAAGTTTACTGACATTGGTTTACATGCATGGGAAGTAGCAAATGCTGGCAAAAATCTGCGTGAAGGTATTACATTTGTTATGATAGGTCACGCAGAGCAATCACTTGATTTACAAGGCAATAGAAGATTAAAATTCAAAACTGTCGGTAAATTAGTTGATAATGTAATTACTATGGAAGGTATGTTTACTGTAGTATTATTTACTGATGTAGGTTTAGATGCTGAAGGTAAAACTAGTTATAATTTTATAACTCAATCTGATGGCACTACTACTGCAAAAAGTCCTAAAGGTATGTTTACAGACTTAAAGATACCTAATGACATTAAAGATGTTATTAATAAAGTAAATGAATATAATAAATAATTAAAAATGAAATTAATTGGAAAGAGAATAGAAAGATTAAATCAATTCGGTGACAATTTAGTCATCAAACTAGGAGATGAAGGTATAATGAGATTATCTCCTGCACTTATGTCTAGATTAAAAATAGACGCTGCTAATAATAAAATAGGATTTGGTTATCCTGAAAATAATGAAGAGTCTTTAGTTGTATATAATGCAACTGATGGTGATGGTGTAGCTGTAAATAAACAAGGTTATATCAAAAATCTTCCACATAGTAGAGACATAAGATCTTATTTAGAACTTCCTGGAACGGGTGACACTGAAGTATATGTTGCCGAGGCTAATCTAACTTTTGACGAATATCCTGGCATGACATTCTATAAAGTAATAAAAACAGCAGAAACAGTTGAAGAGACAACTGACCATGAATGGGAAGAAACAGAGGAAGAAGTACCAGTAGCTTATATAAAAGAGCATCCTCCTGGTGAAGTAACTGAAGAATCTGGAGATGATTATCCAAATTCAACAGAAGCTCTTGCAACAAGTTTAAATAAGCAAGAACAAGAAGAAAATGAAGAAGACGCCATAGATATTTGGGGTTAAGTTTAATAATTAAAATAATAAAAAATGTATAAAATCGATCAAAGTACACAAGTACAAGAAGTAGCTTTAAAATCTACAATACCTGTAGGAATAAATGATAATTGTGAATTAGTAAGTGTTGGAAGATATACTGCTAGTAATGGTAGTGACTATCTAGGATTCTTATTCAAAGACGCTAATGGTTCTGAGTTAAAACACATGGAGTGGGATGTAGATCCAGCAAGAGTAACTCCTAAACCAGGTGAGTCTGTAGATGAGTGTGTTACTAGAAGAATAAATCAAATGCTTGTTAGAATAAAGCATATTGCTACTAAATTTATACCAGAAAACCAATTTGTTGTTCAAGGTAATAACTTTGGAGAGCTAGTTGATAGTATTGTTAGACTATTAGCTCCTAATACATTCACAGGTAAGAAATTAAGACTTAAAGTTGTATATAGTTATAATGACTATTGCTCTTTGCCTAATTTTGCGCCTTTTGTTGAGGATATGGCTAAAGATCCAAGCGGTTTAAAGATTAATCCTAAGTATGATAAAATGGAGAAATCTACAGCTGCTGTAGAAGCTCAAGTTAATAGTACTGACGAAGCAGACTTACCATTTTAGTTGTGGTAATTAAGTAAAGATAAGGAGGTTGTAATTTAATTTAATTTAATAATGGCGGTTATACTTTGAGTGTAATTACGTGGGATCATATATGTGACTGATAAACAACAATTAAATTAATTAATAATTCGGTGATTCAAATTACAATTAGTTTATAAATGATCATATGTGATCCTTCCTCCTTTATCTTTATTTATTATAAATTATGAAATACGATTCAAATAAAATAATAGAGTATAAGAAACTCTCTAAGGAAAATATCCTTAAAGAAACATCAGAAGAAGAAATAATGAGACATTATTTAGGATTCGATTTTAGAATAGGTCGTATGTATAATAGCCCGTTTAGAGATGATAATGTACCTTCATTTAATGTGTATTACTCTGAATATCAAGAACTTAGGTTCAAAGATTTCAATGGTAGTCAAGGTACTTGTTTTGACTTAGTAATGCTAATGAACAATTGTAATTTCTATAATGCTTTATTAGATATAAATGATAAATTAGGATTATGCCTGGCAGGTAAGAATAATAAAAGAAAAGTATCCTATAAAGATTTTAAAGCGGAGATTATAGATAAAAAATGTCTTATACAATTTAAACCTCAACAATTTACTGATCTAGATATAAAATACTGGAATAATTATGGTATATCAGTAAATACTTTAAAACATTTTAATGTATATAGTGCTAAATTTGTATTTTTAAACAAACAACTATTGTTTAAATATAATAATAATAGTCCTATATATTGTTATAAATTTGGGGATAAAGTAAAAGTATATAGACCTTTACAACCTAAAGGTGTATATAAATGGTTATCAAATGCTAAAATGAATACTGTTCAGGGTTATGATCAATTAAGATATGAAAAAGATACATTAATTATAACTAAATCTTTAAAAGATGTTATGGCTTTGTGGGAATTAGGCTATGAAGCAATTGCACCACAAGCTGAAACAACTCATTTAGATTTAGAAGTTTTAGAATGTATTATTAAAAAATATAAAAATATTTATATCTTATTTGACAATGATCCTGCTGGAATATTCGGTGCTGAATCATTACATAAAAAAATACCTGGAAGTCAAATGATTTTTATTTCTATGGAAGAGTTTGATTGTAAAGATTTTACTGATGTAATGAAAAAGCATGGATTAAATATAGCACATGAATTAATAAAAAAATTAACAAATGAGTAAAGTATGGAAAATAGTAATTCCTAATTATGTAGATAAAGTACCTATTTCAAAAAGACGTAGAGCTAAATACTATAAAAGAAAAGATTTATCTAAACCTAATATAGCTAAAAAATATACTGATGGTATTAAAAATGGTATATATAAATATGATAAACAAGGTTATCTGATAGATCAAAATAAAAATAGAGTTCTATCTAATCCTATTTCTGCAGGAACTCCTAAATATTGGACTATTAATGGTCAACGTATGTATGATGGTACATTACATTATACTGCTAGAGCAAAAATAACAAAATGGATGCATGAATATCTAACACAATTTATAGAAGATTTACCTGTAATTAAATTACAAGATGGTGAATATTTAAGAGTCTGGGTAGATATGTATAAACCATTACAAGTTCAAAATTGGGATTGTGATAATCAATGGCCATGGACAAAATGGTTATTGGACACATGCGTAGAATTAGGTAAAATACCTGATGATAGTATACAAATAGTTCGTAGTTCAGGACAAGTTACATATATACCATCTGATGAACGTAAATTAGTATTTAATATAACAATAATATAGTGAAAGATTTATATAATCATAGAATAAGTATCTCAGGTTTAAACCTTTTAGGTAAGAGCCCTAGAGCTTATAAAAAATACATAGAAGATCCTCGAGATGAGGAAAGTGAAGCACTTAGAAAAGGTAGTGCGTTAGATTGCATGCTAACAGAACCTGAAGAATTTAATAATAGATATGCTGTTGCAACAATGGACCCTCCTGGCGGAATGATGGGTGAATTTGTAAGACATTATATTACATATAAACTAGCTGCTGTAGATAAAGAATGTGCTGAAGATTCTTATATAGAAGACGAAATAAGACAAATGGCATACAAAGCGTCTGGTTTTAAAATTAAATTTGAAGCTGTAATTAAAAAGTTTGAAGCAGATGATATACAAAAATATATTATTAGGCAAAGTAGCTTGAATAGGGCAACTGATTTATGGGGGAATA